TGGCCGAGACTTGCTATCAGTTGGACACCGATCCCATGAAATTCATTGGCGAGGAGATTGAAGGCGTGATCTTGGACGCTGACGATTGTCAGATGGCACTCGACTACCTCACCGAGATTTGGAATATCGAAGGGCTGACAGAGCGCATGAATGTCGAGCACCCAGTCAAGTATCAGTCTGCTGAATACATCCAAGTGGGCGGCACTGCTGATGTCGTGGGTTACTCCATGCAGTCAGGCAAGGTCTATGTCACTGATCTCAAGACTGGCAAGGGCTATGTGTCAGAGGACTCAACACAGCTCAAGATTTACGCGCTTGCGTACACGCAGGGCATGGGGCGCGATTGGATCAAAGAATTCCATCTCACGATTGTGCAACCGCACTCAGGCGAGCCGCGCACTCTTGTGATGCCAGCAGCAGAGTTGTGGGAGTGGGAAGAGAAGATACTGCGTCCCGCGATGATCGCCACACAGCTCGATGAACCGCCACTCTATATGTCGGAGTCAGCCTGCCAGTGGTGTGACGCGAAGACCATTTGCCCAAAGCAGAAACAGCAATTTGATGTCGTGGCCACACAGACAGACATCACCGCGATGAACAAAGATGAGATCGCGGAGGTGATGAAGACACTCACTCCGGATCAGATCAGCGCCATTCTGGACAAAGCACCGATGGTTGAGAAATTCATCAAGGCGGTGGAAGAGCACGCAATGCAAGCCATGGAAAAGGATGGCATGGTGTTGCAAGGCTGGCAGCTCGCACCGAAACGCCCAACGCGCAAATGGTTGGATGGCGACAAGGCCGCTGACAAGTTGGCCGAGTTGGGACTTACCCGAACTCAGATTTTCGATACGACACTAATTTCTCCTGCGGCAGCGGAAAAGCTACTGCCAAAGGAACAAAGAGTTATCTTGGACGAGTTATCGGTCAAGGTATCAAGTGGACTCACACTTGCGAGAGATCGCGGGTTGAGTCAATAATGCAACCCCTGAAACTTTGAAAGCGAAACGCAAAATGCTAAACCTCTCTTCTGCTGGCGGCTCTGGAAACTACATCCGCTTTTCTCCACAAGCAAACGCTTGGACAAACAATCTCGGTGAAGAAATCCAACTCAAGAAAGTTGTGTTCGACATCAATGATGTGCAAACAGGTTGGCTGGCACTCGGTGTCGGACTGCGCGATTGGCAAGCCGATGCAACGCTTGGCAAGAAAGGAGCACAGCCGTCCCCCGACCACAAGCGCGGATTCATCGTCAAGTTTTACAACAAGGAAATCGGTTTGGTGGAATGGTCATCGAATGGCGTAGGTCCGAACATGGGGCTTGAGGTCATGTACACCGCCTGCGCTGCACAGCAAGCCGCCAATGTGGGTAAGTTGCCTGTGCTGGAGTACACCGGCAGCAAACTGGAAAAGATCGGCAAGGGCACGACACGCATCCCAGCGTTCAACATCATCAGTTGGATTGATCGTCCCGCTGGCATGGACTCTGAAGGTGCTGATCACTCAGCGCCATTCAGCGCACCGGCTGCTGCACCAGTTGCAGCGCCAGCGAAGTCAGTGATGGCCGCAGCCGTGGCTGATGACGAAATGTTTTAACTGATTGGCTTTAAGCACCGCTGGCTAACCCCAGCGGTTTTTTTTCCTCTAAAAAAATGGCAGCTAAATGCAAGCAGAACAAATAGCCAAGCAGCTCGGCAACGCGAAGAAAGCAAACGGTCAATGGGTGGCTAGTTGCCCTGTTCCGAGTCACGGCAAAGGCAACGGCGACAAGAATCCAAGTCTCAGCATCGACATCAATGATGAGGGCAAGCCCTTATTCCACTGTCATGGTGGTTGCTCACAAGAGGATGTCTTTCACACCATCAGAGCACTCAATCTGCTTCCCGAACTCTTGGACAAGCCTGACCCACTCGCCAACATCAGACCCATTCCGCGCAACATACTGGAACAAGAGTGGGCGTATCAGGATGAGGACAGACAGACAGTGTTTGTCAAGCAGCGGTACAAGATAGGGGAGTCTGGAAAGACTTATAGACTCTACAAAGTTGATAGTGATGGCAGACGCTCCACAACGCTTGGAGACGCACGCATCGTGCCGTACAACTTGCCTGCACTCTTAGACGCGAAGACAGCGGGGCGCAATGTCTTCTTGGTAGAGGGCGAGAAGGCAGCGGATGCGATCAAGTCAATCGGCATGATCGCCACCACCGCGCACACTGGCGCCGGATCATGGCCAGCCGCCATCACCGAATACTTTGCCGGAGCGCAAGTCATCATCGTGCCGGACAACGATGTGGCGGGTTGGGGTTATGCATATAAGGCTGCCGAGGCAATCTTGCCCATCGTCAAGTCACTGAAGGTAGTTGACCTCGGACTGCAAGGCCAAGGTGACGATGCCTTTGAATTCATTGAGGCGGGTGGCGGTAGAGCCGAGCTGGTGGCGCTGGTCAAGGCAGCGGCAGCCATCACATCGCTGGATCAGTTAACGATGCCCGAACGATTGAATCCGATCACCAGTGCAGCAACACAGTTGCCGCAGACACCGCAAGCACCGTCAGAGTTTGACATTGCAAAGGAATTCGAGTCAGAACCACCAGCACCACCAAAGCCGTCAAAGCAAATACAGATCGAGCATTGGGACAGCATCCAAGACGAGCCGGTGAAGTGGTTGATTGATGGCGTGTTGCCGGTTGGCGCATTCAGTGCGCTCTATGGACCGCCAGGCTCATTCAAGTCGTTCATTGCCTTGGACATTGCACACGCCATCGCCACAGGAACGCCGTGGATGGACAGAGAGGTCAACGAGGCAGGTGCGGTGCTGTACATCGCAGGCGAGGGCTTTGGCGGTATCGGCGCAAGGATCAAGGCACTCAAGATTCACCACCGAACAGAGAGTGGCGCACCGATCTATGTGGTCAGGCATCAACTCAATCTCAGATCAAGCATCGAAGACTTCAACGCGCTGGTGCTGGCCATCGAACAGCTTGTGCAGCAGTCGGGTATCGAATTCAAGCAGATCGTCATAGACACGCTGGCCAGAGCCTTTGGCGGTGGCAACGAGAACTCCAGTGAGGATATGGGAGCGTTCATCACAGCCTGTGGACGCATTCAGCAGATCGTGCAGGACTGTGGGCTGATGATCTTGCACCACAGTGGAAAGGATGCCACCAAAGGACTGCGCGGTCACTCCAGCCTACTCGGGGCAGTGGACACCGAGCTGGAGCTGCTCAGATTCGAAGACAGCATGAAAGGAATCGTCACCATCAGCAAGCAAAAGGACGGTGCGGACAACGACAGGATCGGCTTTGAGATGGTCACGGTGGAGCTGCCAGCGCCACAAGGATCACTCCAGATCGGTGAGCCGCAGACCAGTTTGGCCGTCAACCCATGCGAACTCGGGCAGTTTGACGCGCTGAAAAGGGACGCAAAAGGCGCGTCCAGCAACGCAGGACACGGCAAGAATCAGGTCTTGTCGCTCCAATGCTTGGAAAATGCGATTAAGAAGAATGGCTTCTTGAAGTTAATCGAAGGTTCACAGCGCATGGTGGTGGATTTGAAGCACTGGAGAGAGGAATTGTGGTCAAAGATGGGGTGTACAGATGAGGATAAGGACAGCTTCAAGGTCACTTGGCAGCGGGTTAGGAAGGACTTGTCCAGACATGGACATGGACAGATCAGCGATGGATTTGCGTGGTTGACCGTCAAAAGTGAATCAAGCGAATCGTTCTGAGGCTGTATGAATATACAGGGAACAGGGAACAAACAAGGAACAAAAGGGGAACAAATGTTCCGCACAAGGGAACAGGAACAAACCGAGAGTCTAGGACTCGGAGGTTTGTTCCCTGTTGTGTGTTCCCTATTTGCAACAAAACGAAGGAAAGCGTAATGGCAACAAAGAAGTCACTCAGACAGCATCCAGTGGTGGTGAGTCCAAGTCCACAAGCAGATGCGTGGACGGTTTATGTGCAATCAAGGTTGGTGGAACTGGAGGCAGCGAAAGCGGCCAGCGATAGGAAATGGGGAGAAAATCGACTGATTACTTTAGTAGACAGTGAGTTGAGGGAGAAATTCTGGACGCAGAACGGCAGATTGCACCAAGCGATTGCGTCAAAGGATCATGCGAAATTCGATTCCAGTCTGGCGGGGATGATCAGGGCTTATGGCGTGTTGGATCAGTGGGCAGCAGATCAAGGCATCACGCCAGCCAACGATCAGATTCCGAGAATCGAGTGGGAGATGCAGACAGGTCAGGTCATGGTCATTGTCAGGACGGTCAACGAGACGCTGGCTATGCAGCGGGAGAGACAGGAACTGAGCAACCATTGCATTTGGAGCATGGAAGAGCTGGAGGTGATCTTCAACGATCCGCTGGTGCAAGAAATCATCAAGGTCAAAGCCTTTGATCCAACCGCCAAGGTGGTCAGCTTCAAAGCCAACAAAATCGGTGGAGAATCAGGCTTTGACGACTTCCCAGATGACCTTGAGGTGCTGGACGGTCCACCAGCAGAAAAGAAATTCAACAGCAAACAAGCGGAGAGGTTCAAAAATGGAACAAATTAAGCGATTAGGGGCTTTGATCAAGGAAAAGGTACTGGACATCGTCCAGCGGATTAAAACGGCTTTAAAGCGGGTCTGAGCGTGGTTGGTAACCCAAAACGAAGACAGGACATTGCTTTTCTCAACGATATGCCCGAAGAGATGATCTTCAGCATGGTGGAAAGCGGGAAAAGCATTGCCAACATCTGCATCGAACTCGGGATCAGCAAGCGTGCGCTCGATGACTGGATTGAAGAAAATGATCACGGTGCTATGATTGCGCGTGCGCGCACGCGTGCAGCAGACCTTTTGGCGTGTGAGACGGTGGAGATCGCGGACGGCATGGATGTCGATCACGCGCAGCGCGATGTCCAGCGCATCCGAACGCGCCAGTGGCTGGCTGAACGGTGGGATCAGAAGACTTATGGCTTACAAAAAGCCGCGCAAATCAACATCAATGTCCAAGACCTACGCATGGCGGCATTGCGCCATACCGAGGTGCTCGAGGACTTATCCACAGAAAATCGCAATGGTTAAGCACATTGGCCTGTGCATAACTGCAAAGTGCCTGCTGATTGAGCAGAAACAGGTCAGTTATCCACAATTGACTTAACATAATGGACATCGTGTTAAATGGATATTGTCAGCAATCTGTAAGAAAGCATATGAATCAACGACTTAGTGATGCATACCCCTGTGGATATCTTTTCGCTGTAAAGTGGGCGCGGCCTGCGCCTGGCGCGGCGCGATGCCCCCCCTTGCGCGTTTGCGGCGGGGGCGGCTGATGACGCAGCCAAACACCTACCGAATCCCATAACCCGATGACCACCACCCCTACCCCCACTGCCACAAAGAAGGCCGCCCCGAAAAAAATTTCCAATGATTTGGTGGCCAATAACCCTTTTGTCGAATTCGTCAAGCTGTACAAGCACAACCCTGTCCTATTCGTCCGCGAGGTGCTCAACACTGAGCCTGACCAGTGGCAGATTGAATTCTTGAATCACATTGCCAATGGCAACCGCCGTATCTCGGTGAGGTCTGGACATGGCGTTGGCAAGTCCACCGCTGCGAGCTGGGCGATGATTTGGTATTTGTTCTTGCGCTTTCCGGTCAAGGTGGTGGTGACAGCACCGACCAGTTCACAGCTCTACGATGCCTTATTTGCCGAGGTCAAGCGTTGGGTGAAGGTGCTGCCGCCAATGCTGGCCGAGCAATTGGATGTGAAGCAAGACCGTATTGAGGTGATTGGCGCAAACGAGGAGGCGTTCATCTCGGCCAGAACTTCCCGCGCCGAGCAGCCCGAAGCCTTGCAGGGGGTGCACTCTGACAATGTGATGCTGGTGGGGGATGAGGCTTCCGGTATACCTGAGAAGGTGTTCGAGGCGGCCAGCGGAAGTATGTCCGGACATAACGCCGTGACGCTGTTACTTGGCAATCCGGTGCGTTCCAGCGGCTTCTTTTACGACACCCACAACCGTCTGGCGGGGGATTGGGTGACGATGAAGGTGAGTTGCGCCGACTCGCCCCGCGTCAGTGAGGCGTACATCGAGGAGATGAAGGCGCGTTACGGTGAGGACTCCAATGCCTACCGCATCCGCGTCTTGGGTGAGTTTCCGAAGAGTGACGAAGATACCGTCATCCCCATGGAATTGCTGGACTTGGCGATGAATCGGGATGTAGAGGCGAGTCCTTACGCGCCATTGGTGTGGGGCTTGGATGTGGCACGCTTTGGCTCGGACCGTTCCGCATTGTGCAAAAGGCGGGGGAATGCGGTGACTGAGCCGATCAAGACTTGGAAGAATCTGGATTTGATGCAACTGACGGGTGCGGTGGTGGCTGAGTTTGAGATATTGCCGCCATCTGAGAGGCCGACAGAGATACTGGTTGACAGCATTGGACTTGGCGCTGGCGTGGTTGACCGTCTTAGAGAGTTGAATCTGCCAGCTCGCGGCATCAATGTGTCTGAGAGTCCAGCCATGGGTACGACTTACCGCAACTTAAAGGCCGAGCTTTGGTACAAGGCCAAGTCGTGGCTTGAGGCGCGGGACTGCCGTCTGCCAAAGGATGAGCTGCTGATTGCTGAGTTGGCGACAGTCAGGTATTCGTTTACCTCTAACGGCAAGATTCAGATTGAGGGTAAAGATGAGATCAGAAAGCGTGGTTTGGCCTCGCCAGACAAGGCTGATGCTTTTTGCTTGACCTTTGCTTCTGATGCTGTGATTGGCATGATGGGGTCAAAGGCCAGCACGAAGTGGAGTCAACCATTGAAAAGAAACCTATCAAGGGTTGCATAATTCGTTTATTCAAGGAGTAACGCATGAAGATGACCAAGGCACAAAAGAAAGTCGGTTCTGTAATGAAGGAGTACAAGGAAGGCACATTGCACTCTGGCAAAGGCGGCAAAGTAGTCAAGAATCCACGCCAAGCGGTGGCTATTGCTTTGAGTTCTGCCAAGATGCCCATGCGCGGTGCGCGTACAGCGAAGAACATGAAGACCAAGGGGATGCGTTAATGGCTACGCTCAAGCGCACCATGGATCAGGCCATGGACCAAGATGAGGGTTACGAGGATGGCGAAAGCTGCCCCATGTCCACACAAGACATCACGCTGAACTTGAAGAATCGCGCCAAGGCGATTGAGTCTGCGAACTACGGTCCTGAGAATCCTGCGCTGCCCAACAAGCAGTATTGGATGCAGATGGCCAAAGAGTGGGGCGTTGACGCTGAAGACGCAAAGATGAGCCGCTGCGGTAACTGTGCGGCCTTTGATCAGGAAAAGTCGATGCTTGATTGCATTGCCAAGGGCATTGGCGATGAGGGCGACCCTTGGGCGGTGATTGATGGCGGTGACTTGGGTTACTGCGAGATATTCGACTTCAAGTGCGCGGCCAGCCGCACCTGCTCGGCTTGGGTGGTGGATGAAGAAGGCGAGAGCGAAGATGAGGGCGAGATGCCTGAGTCACTTTTAACGATCAAGATTGGAGTCAAAGGTGAAGACTAAGCCTAGTTTGTACTCAAACATTAACGCCAAGCAAAAACGCATCGCCGCAGGTTCTGGCGAGAAGATGAACAAAGTGGGATCAAAGGCAGCGCCATCCGCTGCCGACTTCAAGTTGGCGGCCAAGACCGCCAAGAAGAAGCCGAAGAAGTGATCTCTCCCATATGCATTTCAACGGTACACGGCAAAGGTTTGCGGGTGATGCTCACAAGCATTGCCGAATATTGTCCCGAAGTGCCTGTCTATTTGCGCGGTCCAGAGTCCATTATTGGCGGCTTTGACGCTGACTTGAAGGTCTTTGGTGCACCGCACAATTTCGGTGAGGATTACAACGACATCATGGACCGTGCCTTTGCCGATGGCTTTGAGTCAGTGATCTGCGCCAACGATGACATCGTGCTGACACCAACGAGCTACCGTCTGCTGATGGAGGATGTCAAGCAGTTGAAAGAGGAAACCGGCGAGCCTGTGGGTTGGGTTTCAGCGCGTTGTGATGCTGCCAGACCTGTGCAAAATGTGCGCTCTAATCCCTTTGGGCAGCAGTTGCACTACTTCAAGTACCCCTATGAGGACGCAATTGTGCCGCTGGAATGCCCATCCCCTATCTTTGCATGGATTGAGCGCGATGCGTGGGAGGCTGCGAAATTTCCACCGCTGAATTGGTACTCCGATGATGTGCACTGCGAGGATTTGAGAAAAGCAGGCTTTCACCACTACCTGAGTCGGTCATATGTGCACCACATTGGCAGCCAGACTGTGGGCATGAACGGTGACGCACTGACCAAGGCTGCCATTCCATGGCTTTTAAAGAACAGGCCAGACTATGCCAAGCAATGGTTTAACTCTTAATCTGGGTTCGGGCAAGGACTACAAGCCTGACTGCGTGAATGCTGACATTCGCGCAGATGTTGGCGCTGATTGGGTGCTGGATATTTGCAAATTGTCACTAGGTGAAGTCATACAGTCACCAGTTGGGCTGGTGACTATTAAGCCTTTTTGCTTTGACAGGATCATCGCCAATGATGTGATTGAGCACATACCCGATCTAGTGACGGCCATGACCAACTGTCGGGATTTGTTGCGTGAAGGCGGCGAGATGCACATTCATGTGCCTTACGATTTGAGTCATGGCGCATGGCAAGACCCGACTCATGTGCGTGCATTCAACGAAAAGTCGTGGGTGTATTACTGTGAATGGGCGTGGTACTTGGGCTGGAAGGGCAGCAGGTTTGAGTTGACGCATTTGCAAATGAGTCTCAGCAATTACGGTGCAAGCCTAGAATTGCCACAAGAAGAGATACTGCGACTGCCGCGTGCAGTTGATTCTATGTATGTGATTTTGAAGAAAGTGCCCTATGAAGACACCCGCGTGGCAGCGTAAAGAGGGAAAGAATCCGAGTGGCGGCCTAAACGCAAAGGGACGCGCCAGCGCAAAAGCCGAGGGCATGAATCTGAAAGCGCCTGTCAAGAGTGGCGACAACCCGCGCAGGGCCTCATTCCTTGCGAGAATGGGCAATATGCCAGGCCCCGAGTACAAGGACGGCGAGCCAACGCGCTTGCTGTTGAGTCTGAAGGCGTGGGGCGCGTCAAGTAAGGCTGATGCCAGAGCAAAGGCCAAAGCAATTTCTGCAAGGAACAAGAAATGATCAACGATATGCAATTGAGCACTGATGTGGCCGCAGTCAATCCGATGGACGATACCGAGTTGCAGGGCATCGTCTCTGGCGAACTGGAGGACGCTGTCAGCTACATCGATGCCGACATCTCCCCTATCCGCGCCAAGGGCACTGAGTATTACCGTGGCGACCCCTTTGGCAATGAGGAAGATGGGCGCTCACAAGTCGTGGCCATGGAGGTGCGCGACACTGTTTCGGCCATGCTGCCAAGCCTGATGAAAGTGTTTTTCAGCAGTGAGAATGTCGTTGAGTATGTGCCGCGTGGACCGGAAGATGTGACTGGCGCACAGCAAGCGACTGACTATGCCAATTACATATTCAGCAACGACAACAACGGTTTCATGACCACCTATGCGTTGTTCAAAGACTCGCTGGTGCGTAAGTGCGGTATTGCTAAATACTGGTGGGATGAGGTTGAAGAGGTCAAGATTGAGGATTATTCTGGACTTGATGACCAGACCGTACAACTGCTGATGCAAGAGGGTGCAGAGGTCAAGATTGTGGTGAGCTATCCTGACCCAATGCAACCAGGCATTCAAAGCATTGATCCAATGACGGGTCAGCCTGGACCTATGCAGCAACCCATGTTGCACGATGTGCAGATCAAGCGCACCACCAAAGATGGCCGCATCCGCATCATGGCTGTGCCGCCTGAAGAGTTGGTGCTGGATCGTAGAGCGCGTTCATTTGAGGATGCAGGCATCATCGCCCACCGTCAGATGGCTACCGTGGACGATTTGCTGGCCATGGGTTATGAGTTGGACGAGATTGAGGAGAACATCTCCAGCACCGACTTGGACAGCAATGATGAGTATTTGGCGCGTCAGCCATTAAGCACCACCATGGGATCGGGCGATAGTTTGAATCCTGGCCAACGCCGCGTGCTCTATGTTGAATCCTATATCCGCGTTGACTTTGACGGTGACGGTATCGCCGAGTTACGCAAGATTTGTTGCATGGGTTCAGGCTACACCGTGGTGCGAAATCTTCCGGCCAGCTACATCCCCTTTGTGGACTTCCCATGTGACCCAGAGCCACACACCAGCCCACTGGAAGCCATGTCAGTATTCGATCTGACGCACGACATTCAGGAAATCAAGTCCGAAATATTGCGAAACACTTTGGACTCTTTGGCGCAGTCGATCCATCCACGCACAGCAGTGGTGGAAGGACAGGTCAACATTGACGATGTGCTGAACAACGAGACAGGCGCAATTATTCGGATGAGAGCGCCAGGCATGGTGCAGCCGTTCAGCTCACCCTTTGTCGGACAGGCCGCATTCCCCATGCTGGACTACATGGACGCAATGCGCGAAGACCGCACCGGCATGAGCAAAGCCGCCATGGGACTTGATCCTGACGCATTGCAATCAACCACCAAGGCTGCTGTGGCGGCCACCGTTAGCGCCAGCCAAAGCCGTTTGGAGTTGCAAGCCCGACTCTTGGCCGAGGGCATGAAGAAACTCTTCAAGGGCATTCTGTATCTGATGACCACCCATCAAGACAAGCCCCGCATGGTGCGCCTGCGTAATGAGTGGGTGGAGATTGACCCTCGCGTCTGGAATAACTCCATGGATGTATCAATCAACATTGGTTTGGGTAACGGTGACACCAATGACCGCATCCAAGCACTGACCATGATTGCCGGCAAACAAGAGCAGATCATGCAGCAGTTTGGCTTGGGCAATCCTGTGGTCACACCAGCCATGTACATCCGCACAATTCAGAAGATCATTGAGTTGTCAGGCTTCAAAGACGCATCAAGCTATTTCCAAGCACTGCCTGCCGACTACCAGATGCCACAAGAAGACGCACCGAAACCGACTCCAGAAGAAGTGCTGGCGCAGGTGCAGGCTCAGTCGATCCAAGCAGACATCCAAAAGAAGGCTGCCGAGCTGGAATTGAAGCGTGAGCAGATGATCCGCGATGACGATTATCGAAGAGATCAAATGGCGCAAGACTTAATGCTCAAGAAATACGAACTTGAGTTAAAGTACCAGACACAAATTAGCACTGCTGAGATTCAAGCGCAGCAGGCTATGGATCGGGAAGCCATGCAGCAAGAGTCTGCCATCGTCCAACAGGCGGTGCAGACAGCGGCGAATGTGCCTCCACCCATCAACCTTAATGGAATGGCTCAATGAACGAAGAACAGGTAAGAAAAGGCCGCAAGTCCGAGCAATTTATGCAGGACGAGGTATTTGCAACGGCCTTGGAGAAGATGCGCGGAGATTTGCTGTGGGAGTTTGAGAACAGCAAGCCTGAAGAGGCTGCCAAGCGTGAAATCTGTTGGGCGCAGTTGCGTGCCATCGAGAACTTCAAAAACGAACTCACCAAAATGATTGACAACGGCAAGGTGGCACAGCGTGCCATCGAACGCGCACAGAAAAATCTTGTTTAATTAAGGAAATAGACCAATGCAAACAGTAGCACCAACGCCAGCGGCGAGTGTTGTACAAGGTCCGATGAATATGGCTGAAGCAGCCAATGCACTTGCTGGGATGCTCCCCGATGAGGGACAAGAGGAGAGCAGCGAGGCGCAGTTGCCCGATGAGGGCGCGGCGGTAGATGAGGAGTTGCTAACCGATGCAGACGCGGATGGTGACGAAACTGATACCGAACAATCCGAAGAAGATGAGAATTCTGAGGAGGAAGAACAGCCACAAGTCTTCACCGTCAAAGTTGACGGTAAAGAAGTCGAGGTGACGCTGGAGGAACTCCAAAAGGGATATTCAAGGACTCAGGATTACACACGCAAAACGCAGCAAATTGCGGAGGTCAGGAAACAGACCGAGGCAGAGTTGCAGGCGGTGCGTGCCGAGCGCGAGCAATACGCTCATTTGTTGGGTGCTCTAGAGGCACAGGTTCAGCAGGCAGCGCAGCCAAACATTGATTGGGATCGTCTTTATCAGGAAGACCCCATCGAATGGGTAAGGCAGCGCGAGTTGATGCGTGAAAACCAAGAGAAGAACGCGGCCATCCAATCGGAAAAGCAGCGACTCTCTGAGTTGTCACAGCAAGAGCAGAGGCAATATCACGATCAGATGTTGCAACAGGAACAAGAGGCTTTGGCGGCGGCTATCCCTGAGTGGAAAGACCCAAAGAAGGCGGCAGCCGAGAAAGCGATGCTTGTTCAATTCGGCCAAAAGGCTGGATTCTCACCTGATGAACTGAAGAATGTTGTGGATCACAGGGCGGTTGTGTTGCTGCGTAAAGCGGCACTGTATGACCAGATGATGTCCAAGCGTGGACAGATCAAGCCGGTGACGAACAATGGGCCAAGACCTGCCAAGCCTGGCGCAGCAGGGCGAGTCTCCAACAACACAGAAGCGATGCGAGCACAACAGCGTCTAGCAAAAACTGGCCGTGTCGATGACGCGGCTGATGCAATCTTCAAACTTCTGAAATAAGGAAACATCATGACTATCGTAGCAAACACATTCACGACCTACTCTGCAAAGGGTATCCGTGAAGACTTGAGCAATGTGATTACAAATATTGCTCCCGAAGAAACACCGTACCAATCCAACATTGGCCGCGAAACCATTACAAATACTTTGTTTGAGTGGCAGACCGACACATTGGCAGATGCAGCCGCAAATGCTCAGTTGGAAGGTGACGATGTCGGCACATTCGATGCAGTTGTCGCAACTGTTCGTTTGACCAACTACGCTCAGATCGCACGCAAAACCATCGTCTTGTCAAACACTGAAGAAGTGGTCAACAAAGCAGGACGGCGTTCTGAGTTGGCTTATCAGATCGCCAAGCGCGGCTCTGAGTTGAAGCGTGACCAAGAATTCACATTCTTGAATGGTGCAGTTGCTGCCGCTGGTAACACCACCACAGCACGCGCTACTGCCTCTTTGGGTGCGTTTGTCAAGACCAATACCGACAAGCAAACCAACGGCGCTGACCCAAGCTACACCACATTGCCAAACAATGCGCGTAGTGACGGTAATGTGCGTACTTTCACTGAAACCATTCTCAAGAATGTGATTCAGAAAGTATGGACACAAGGCGGCACACCAAAAATCCTGATGGTTGGTCCTGTCAACAAGCAGCGCGTGTCCGGTTTCTCTGGCATTGCATCTTCACGCTTCAACATCAACGGTGGCGAAAAGCCTGCCGTGTTGATCGGTGCAGTTGACATCTATGTCAGCGACTTTGGTAATGTGGCCGTTATCGCTAACCGCTTCCAGCGCGAGCGTGATGGTTGGGTCATTGATCCTGAGTACGCAAAGATGACCGTCCTGCGTCCTTACCAACAATTAGAGTTGGCGAAGACAGGTGACGCTGAGAAGCGTATGTTGTTGATCGAATTCGGCCATAAAGTCTTGGCTGAAAACGCTCACGGCCTTTGCGCTGACTTGTCTACTTCTTAATCGACTGAGAGGAATAGGGGGAGGAGAAATCCTCCCCTTACTTATATGGAAAAACGATTTTTTGATGCAAACCCCGAAAAAGGGATCACGCGCACTTGGCACTACAACGAGGACACTGATGAGGCAACGATTCAGACAACTCAGGATTTGACATCAGTCATTGAGGCCAATAAGCGCGACTTTGCCACCATCGACAACAAAGCAAACTGGAAGGGTGAATGGCATCATGTGGCCAGCATTCCTGAGTCGGTTTACTTTCAGTTGAAGGCCGAGGGCAAGATTGATGATCCGGAATATATGAAGCGTTGGCTCAACGACAGTGACAATCGATTTTTCAGAGTGAGGCCAGGGAAAGTTTAATGCCAAGACCAAGAATTCCTCTTTTTGACAAGATAGAAAGAAACATAACCCGAATACCAGAATCTGGTTGTTGGATATGGATGTCCACAATTGAAAAAAGCGGATATGGCAGAGTTTGCTCTGGCAAAAAACCTTTTTATGCACATAGAGTGTCATACGAGCAAAAGCATGGCCCTATACCTAATGGAATGATGGCCTTACATCATTGCGATGTAAAGTGTTGCGTAAATCCAGATCATATTTTTGTAGGAACACAACAAGATAATATGACTGACAAAGTGCGTAAAAATAGACAAGCCAAAGGCATAAATCATGGCAATGCGAAACTAACAGAAGATCAAGTGCGTGAAATTAAATCTAGCTCTGAGACATCTATAAAGTTATCCGCTAAATTTAATTATTCTGCATCAATGATTCGTGCTATTAAAAATGGCTACATATGGAAACATTTGGAGAAAGTATGAAATACATTGCAGTCTGCACGCCAGCGCGTGACATGGTACATACGCAGTACACATACTGTATGGTTAATGCTGTCGCGTATCACACGCTCAACACCACTGACGCTGTGAGCCTCAAGATACTGCAAGGCACGCTGATTCAAAACCAGCGTGCTGATTTGTGTTTGGACGCGATGCGTGAAGGTTGCAGTCATATCCTTTTCATTGACTCGGACATGACTTTCCCACAAGACATGATTCAGCGTTTGCTGGCGCATGATGTGGACATCGTGGCTACAAACTGCGCCAGACGCAGAATGCCCACAGGTCCAACAGCGCAGAATTACGATGAGAACGGCAAGCGCCAACAGGTTTACACCATGCCTGAGTCCACCGGATTAGAGGAAGTTGGCTCAGTCGGCACTGGCGTGATGCTAATCAAGCGCGAAGTGTTTGAGGGTATGACTGAGCCATGGTTTGATATGCCATGGCAGACCGGCACTCGCGGCTACATGGGCGAGGATGTGTTCTTCTGCAAGAAGGCTCAGGAACTTGGATTCAAGGTGTATATTGACCATGATGTCTCGAAAGAAATCGGACACATTGGCACATTTGAATTCCGACATGAACACACATGGGTGATGAAAGAACAGCTCGAAAAAGAGGCAGTCTAAATGGCATTGACCACCTACACAGAATTGAAGACATCGCTGGCCGATTGGCTTAATCGGTCTGATCTGACTTCAGTTATTCCTGACTTCATCAGTCTGGCCGAGGCACAGATTGAGAGACAACTACGCACACGACAGATGATTGTGCGTGCCACTGCATCCTTTGCGGCGGCTGCTGAGTACGGCACAGTGCCTGATGATTTCTTGGAAGCCAAGGCCATCAAGCTCAACACCAATCCAGTGACCAATCTGACATTTCAGACGATTGATGCCATGGATTCATTGTCGAACACCACTTACTTGTCCAGCGGCAAGCCACTGTATTTCAGCGTGGTGGGCAACCAATTCAGACTTTTGCCGATACCTGATGGCGCATACACAGCAGAGCTGGTCTATTACGCAAAGTTGACAAAGTTGTCATCGACTGTCGCTACAAACTGGCTGCTGACACAAGCGCCTGATGTTTATTTGTACGGCGCACTTTTACAGGCTGCGCCATACTTGCAAGACGATGCGAGAATCACTGTGTGGTCATCGTTATATGCGGCTGGTTTGGAGCAGTTGCAGATTGCTGATGATCGTGGCTCAACCTCTGGCGGCGCAATCTTGGCAAGAGCAAGGACATTCGGATGATGATCACCACCACCAAAGGCAACATGGATGAGTCCTTGTTGCACAAGTCTGAGGGTTCGATTGAGAACGACAAAGAGATCATCAGTTGGGTTGAATATCGTTTGGATGACGAACTGGTACACAGATCAGTCCATGTTGTGTTGAAACAAAGTGTCGCAGCCGATGGCGTTGCGGCAGCAATTGGATAAGGAATAAGACCGTGGCCAATACTCAATCCATGTGTACAAGTTTTAAAGGTGATTTGCTGACCGGCATTCACAATTTCGGCACAGGTGTTGTGCGTGCATCAACTGCCGCTGACACTTTCAAGGCGGCTCTGTACTTGGACAGTGCCACCATCAATGCCTCTACAACCGCATATACGACCACTGGCGAGGTTTCGGGTTCAGGCTATACCGCAGGTGGTGTCACCGTCACATTTGGCACTCCACCGAGCACCAGCGGCACGACAGCGTTTGTCACGCCAAGCGCCAGCATCACCTATTCAGCGGTCACTTTATCCACAGCCTTTGATTGCGTGTTGATCTATAACTCAAGTCAGTCCGACAAGGCGGTGAGCGTGCATACCTTTGGCAGTCAGACCGTGACGGCAGGAACATTCACACTGACCATGCCTGTCAATGACGCAAGCACCGGCCTGATCCGGTTGGCTTAACCGAGGAGCAGCGGCATGGCTGCTTATGGAACAGGCTACTATGGACTTGGTGTCTATGGCATAGGCAATGTCGTCATCAGTGGCAATCAGGCGAATCTCGCCATTGGTACGCTGCTGGCCAGCCGATCAATTCAAGAAGATGGCACGATTGCCACCGGCAATGTAGGCACAGTTGGCATCAACAGGACTGTGGCCATCACTGGCAATTCGGCCACTGGCGCTGTCAACTCTCTATTTGCCTCACCCATCATCACAGGCAATGCGGCCACTGGCGGTGCTGGAACAGTAATTGGCGCGGTTCTCACACTTCAAGCCATTACAGGCGTTGAGGGTACAGGCGAAGTTGGCACAATCGGTTTCAGTATGTCTGTCATGGTGTCGATCAGTGGCGTTGAGGCGGCTGGATCGGTTGGCACAATGACTGGATATGGATGGGGCGTAGTGCCTGATTCCTCGGAATCTTGGACACCAGTTTCAGACACCTCAGAAAACTGGTCTGATTTAGCAGACAATTCAATCACTTGGCAAGAAGCCGCGTAAGGGGTACAGATGGCAGATACAACCACCACAAATCTATTGCTGACAAAGCCAGAAGTTGGTGCGTCAACAGATACTTGGGGCACAAAGATCAACACCGATTTGGATAGTGTTGATGCAGTGTTTGCCGCAAACGGCACTGGCACATCAGTTGGTTTGAACATTGGCGCAGGCAAGACATTGGCGGTGGCAGGCACAGCGTCTGTCTCTGGCACATTCACTGTCTCGGCAACCGATGCCATCAAGATTGCGTCAGGCACTACGGCACAGCGGCCAGGATCACCAGCAGCCGGTCAACTCCGATACAACACCACACTCGGCAAGTTTGAAGGCTACAACGGCACTGTGTGGTCTTCAGTGGGTGGTGGTGCAACTGGTGGCGGTGCTGATACTGTGTTCTATGAGAACACGCTCACCGTGACCACAAACTACACACTCAGCTCTTCCAACAACGCACACAGTGTTGGCCCTATCACCATTAACAGCGGCATCACCGTCACCATTCCGAGTGGTGCAAGGTGGGTGGTTTTGTAGACCTAAAGGAAAAATATGTCATCAGTAATTATTTCGGGGGATTCCAGCGGAGCCATCACAGTAGCAGCGCCTGCTGTTGCTGGTACAAATACGCTGACGCTTCAAGCCGCCACTGCGACAAATGCTGTCAATAAATTGGAAACGGCGGTTGCGTCTACATCAGGAGCTTCAATTGACTTTACAAGTCTGCCAAGCTGGATTAAAAAAATCACAATAATTTTTAACGAGGTATCTGGTAATGCAAGTAGTAATATGCTTATTCAGCTAGGTACAGGTTCTACCTCATATACAACATCGGGCTATTTGTCTACTGGATGCGTTACTACTACATCAGCTGTAAGTGGAGGATCATCTACGGCTGGATTTTTTATGTTTAGAGATACTGCGTCATATGGTGTGTCTGGACATATGGTCTTAACAAATATATCAGGAAATATTTGGATTAGTTCCCATGCCGCAAAAATTTCCACTACGGCAATCATAAACGGTGGTGGCAGTGTTACTTTAGGCGCTGCATTAACCGCTGTCCGCATCACCACCGTCAACGGCACTGACACATTTGATGCCGGAAGCGTAAACCTTTTGCTCGAAGGATAACCATGTCAATACTTGCTTTAACTTCTGACACGCTGATTGGTACAGCAGCCGCTGGCAACATTGAATACAACGGTCAATTCTTTGGGACTGACAGCAATGCGTCACGGGCGCAGTTGCAGAGGATTACATCTGGCACTGCTGTCGCGTCTACATCAGGCGCGGCGATTGACTTCACAGGTTTGCCAGCGTGGGTGAAAAAAATAACCGTGATGTTTAGTGGTATTTCTACTTCAAGTACAAGTAATTTATTAGTGCAACTTGGAACATCAAGCGGTGTAACAACAAGCGGATACCTTGGACGAGTTTTTGACGATAGCACTACTCATCTTCCTTATTCTGCTGGATTTATTCTTACAACAAGTAATGCTAATGGAAATATTAACCACGGTCTTTTACAAATTGCGACTCTTGGGTCAAATCTTTTTGCTATGAATGGAATTTTATCCCGCAGTGATGCAGGTGCTCAATATAGATTTGCTGGGTCTGTACCGCTGGCGGCAACTCTTGACCGCGTCCGAATCACCACCGTAAATGGAACGGATACTTTCGATGCCGGTAGCGTAAATATCATGTATGAAGGATAAAAAATGAGCACAGTAATCGATGGTTCAGCAAGCGTCACGATCAACAATGGTGCGGTACTGGGGATTACCTCTGGCACTGCTGTTGCCAGCACATCAGGTACAAGCATTGACTTTACTTCTATTCCATCGTGGGTGAAGCGAATTACTGTGATGTTTCAAGGTGTAAGTACGAATGGTACAAGTATTCCTTTAATTCAATTAGGTACAGGTGGAGTGCCTACTACTACTGGTTATGTATCCACAAGTAGCGAAGTTTATACTGCCGCTTCCACAAATACTTCAACTGCTGGGTTTAATATATATTTTGATAATGCGGGATATATTTTTAGTGGAAGTTATACATTTGTAAATGTATCTGGAAATATTTGGGTAGGTTCTAGCGTTACTTCAAGTCAAGCCGTATTAGCAGTTACCACCATATCTGCTGGTGTTGTTACATTAAGCGGGGCGTTAAACATGGTGCGTTTAACTACTGCTGGTGGAACAAACACCTTTGATGCCGGTAGCGTAAATATCATGTATGAAGGATAAACCATGACACACAGAATCGTTGTAAATGTAGAGACAGGCGTAACCACTCAAGTGGAGTACACACTTGAAGAACAAGCCATCCATGATGCGGCAGTAGCGGCACAGCAAGCAGAGGCAGAGGCTAAGGCACTTGCTGACGCTGAAGCAGCAGCGGCGGCAGCGGCAGCAGCAACGCCAGCGCCTACTGAGGCTCAGTGATGGACAGCGTTGAAAAGGAATTCGCTGTGCATGAAGCTGTTTGCGCTGAACGCTATGCCGCGATAGAGAAAGCATTTGTCGAGGGCGACAAGCGCATGACGC